AGTTGCGTCGTACCAGACTGGCTGCTTAATTCCATCCCCTAGTGGATCCCAGTGAACTCCATCACAGATCGCTGAGTCTCCATCCTGCGGCTTTTCTGGCTCTACATACAGGATGCGAAGGTTGTTTCTGTCTACAGGCCCAAGTGCCTGCGCGATGCGCTGAAGTTCTCTCAGCGCTGCTTCGTCTTTTAGAATTTCAACTGGACGATACGTCACACTGCACCCCTAAATATCAACCCTACGTCCACAAAGGGGTCAGTGCTTGTGCCACTGGAAGAGAGCGAGGACAGAGAAGTGTAGCTACTTCCTGACGATAGGACTTCCTGCCCTACGCTCCCAGAACCCATGACCACTGTTTCTCCACCATTTATGACAAAATCTCGTGCGGAAGAATTTGCCTGTCGCATGAAGCAAAGTTGGCTTTCTGACTCCAGCGTCGTCAGCCCAGTAATGTCTAAAAGCCCAGTTCTTGCGACACTTCCGCTTGCAGGCGCCAGTGACCGAATCGCCACTCCTCCGCGCATCGTGATTACGCTGAATCCGCTCGAACTCGGAACCACATCTCGTTGATGACCGACAGCGTATCCCTGATCTGTACCAATGTCGGAGGAAAGCAGGGTCACTGCGGTAATCGTCTTAAAGGTCGAAGTGCCTACGTGATAGATTTCGCCTATTTCGACCGTAATGTCTTCAGTCTGCGCACCGTCCGCCATGTCAGTGCCAGTAATTCGCACTTCAAAGGCACCCGTAGTACCCCCAGTAAACGAGGGCCCACGTGTTACCAGCGCCTGTACCCCATTCGTGTCTGTAAACACACCTCCTGACTGAAGGTACCCATTTGGCGTCTGCGGCGTTCCGATTGCGCCTTGGGTCCTGACGAAAAGTACGGACGACGCCCAGACATCGCGCTCTCCATCCGATACGTCAGGAACTACAAAGCTCACGACATTGGATTCCTCTCCAACCTCCGGATAGAACGAGGCGGCTACTACATAGTACTCATACGTATGTACGCCTGCCAGCGAGGAATCTGTAGTTGACAGAAAAGTCTCGGCTCCAGATCCGTAATTCGCCCACGCTCCTCCATCTACCCTTCTGTAAAGAATGTAGCTGGTAATTGTCAGGTCTGTCGCGTCTGGAACAGTCCACTCTAGTTCAATGTCGTTTCCATTCAGGATTCCTGAAAGGACAGGAGGTCCAATTCCACCCCATATTCTACCTTCAGGATTCTGCTCAATCGGTCCAGGATAAATAAACGGGGTGGCGCGAAGGTCTCTGATTCCAATCCCCCCTGTAACCCTATTCCACACAGCCGCAACTGTAGCATACGTCTCTCCTGCCTCAGGAAAACAGAACCAGATCTCATTTCGTCTCTGGTAGTCTACAGTAAAGCAATTGAAGAAGTTCTGCGAGTCAATCTGGTTGAATATCCAGTTTCTCAGCTTCGCCTCAACAATGCTTTCCGACGAGTTTCTCGATCCATTGTGAACATACAGGTCGTCAATTCCCGCTACAAAGTGCCCTCCCGGAAAGGCTGTAACGCAGTCCCTCCAGAGCATCCCCCTTCCATCAATGATCTTCCAGTGGGCGAAGATGTCAGGTGGCCCGATAAACTGCATGGCGAAGACACTTCGCTGCTTATAGACGATGAAGAGTTCACCGAGCGGTAAGCCATCGACGAGGTAATCTGACGTTTCCGCAATATCTCTTTGAGATGAAAACTTCGTAGGATCATCAAGAGCCCAAGAGGATGGAATTGTCCCAGGGGCTGCCGCGTCCGACCAGCGAATCCTGTACGGTCTTTCATTGCCGCTCTCAATGATGTATCCAGCCATCGCGAAGTTCTTGAATGATCGCAGGAACTTACATCTGGTGTTTGCCGGCCAGAAAGTCAAGTCCTGCAGCTTCTCCGCAACGTCAAACTCCAGCCACATCTGTGGAGGATCAATAACGTTGTTGAAGAGACCAATGCCGTTCAGCACTTCTCCCTGCCAACGTTCATTCACCTGACCATTATAAGGACCGCTAGCGCGCGTGATGTCGAAATGGCCAGAATTGAAAGCGAAGACCCTATCCAGCCCAGCATAGACCCAAATAGGATTGTCTACTGGAGGAAAAACCTTGAGCCAAAGGGGGTTGAATCCTGCAGGAGACATGACCACAGCCTCGCCCGGAAAGGATTCAGCTCCCACAGAATTAAAGCGCACATTCCGCACCTCATCAAACGCTTGAGGTTGAATGGCATACTGGGCTACATCCTTGATGAAGCCTGGATTACCGAATTTACTTACCGTAAGGCGTGTCATGGCGCAACGTAAGCTGTAGTCTTCATGATGTAAGCTAAGGCATAATACGGAGGCAGTGTTGGCACAGTGTGCGTGTGCGCACCATCTGAACCAATAGTATGTGTATGTCCTGTACCACCACCAGTATCTTCAATCAGTTGTTCCGACAATCCGTTCGCGTCTCTGTACGCTCGCGCAGAGTCACTGTTACCAGCAATAGCTTGACTGCTGCCAATTCCGAAAGCGTTCGCGTCGCTCGAATCCGTACTATTCGATACCCAAGGTCTGTGATTGTGCGCGGGTATCTGAGCTTCTGTCAGTGTCGTCGAGCCAGTCACACCACTATGAGTGTGCGCGCCTGTAGAACTGGTTGTACCAGAAACGGCTCCGCCTACATTTCCTACGTTGTAAGTTGCACCTGCACCAACGATGAACCTATCTTTCAGATTCGGTGTTCCGTTAGTCCCATCGCACAGAGCCCAACCAGTAGGAATTGCCCCAATGCTCCCACTCCACGCCGTAATAACACCTACAGGAACAAGGTGCTCAAGCAATTCCGCAAGCACCGCTGTCCAGTTATCAGGCAGCTGATTTAACGCTCCCTGCGTCTTCGTTACAGCCCCAGTAACATTTGGAAAGGTGTTGTGAATCGCCTTTTTAATATTCCGCAGGTGATCATCACCTTGTCGAATCTTGTCCGACCCAAGTGGCCATCCGACGACCAGATCACTGATGTAGGTTACTGATTCTAAACCCATCTTAGTTCTCCGTATCGTCCAGTAGGTAATCTCTGTTCACGTGTTGACGCGCCTCTACGCTACGCCAGAAGTCGTCTGCTGCGACCTGAAGTTCAGGCAGAATATCTGCTCTTAGCTTCGCGTCGCGAATGTGTGTTGCTGCCACAATGTCCAAGGTAGACAGGGTGACAAAGTTGTAGAATTCCGTCAGCCACAAGTTCGACACGACATCGTTCGTATCAGTTATTTCTGCTGTTCTCTTGTAGTATGGAAGACGGATCGGATAAGCCACGTCTGGCGTAGGCGCGAAATACACCTTAACACCAAAGAGGGCATACACCAGTGGTAGCGCTGGGTCCACCGAACTTCCAGCTTCATCCACTTTTTCATAGGAACTCTTTACTACATTAGCCCACGCAACAGGTGAGGCGTTGATGTTCTGCACACGAAACTGACCCTCTTCTACTTCCCGCAGGAAATCAGCCGGCAGGGGGAGAAAATCCTGTGCTGACACGCACACGTCATCCCACCTATCTTCTAAAAACCAAGGGATTGTAGCCCCCTGTTCGAGTTGCCGAATCTTCTGATTCAGCTCCAAAAGCACCGTGGCCCTGAGCGTGGGGGCTGTCCGATTCCCCAGTCGCTTCATCATGTTGTTCAAAACTTCTGTATTATTCACGGTGCTCTCTTACTTATCGTAATGGTGCGCGTAGCTCTTCGTTTTCTTCGCCTGCTTTTTCTCTCCCTTTTTTACCCCTTCATGTGCCAGCATCGCTGCCTTTCCCTTAGTCAATCCCTTTTTCTCTGGAATGCTCCCATGCGCAACTCCCTCAAACAAACGATGTTGCTTAGCTGTGTATGGCATTGTATTCAGTGAAATGATGGCAAGTACAGTACTATACTTGCCATCATCTATTTCACCCTCCTGTTCCCGCTCTCTGCCTTGCGATCTCAGCCCGCAGCGCATCTCGAACAGAATCATCCAGCGCGGCGAGTTCGTCCAGTTCCTCGTCCGTCACGTCACGACCCTCTTCCCTTGCACGCTTGATGACCGTTCCCAAGCTCTGCGCCTGCGAAAGCAGCTGAAGCAACAGCTGAATTGCTAGTGCAGCATTCACGTTCCACCTCCTTTGGACTTGGCTTTATCCAAGTACCCTTGCAGTGCCGTCAAGCCAGTGATCGCCAAGGTCAACTTATCCTCGGCCAGTGTTGGGTTAGTCCCCTTCAACTGCCTTGCGATCTCAATAGCCGCACGAATGTTGTCCGCCTGTTCATTCGCATTCTCTGCATCGTCAGGCGAAAGCTTGTGCGCCTGAAGAAGGGACAGAGTTGTACTTCTGATAGCCGTTGCACCAGAATACGCCGCAGCCGCCTTCTCGTTGAAGGATTTCGGTGCAGGCAGACTAGCACAGGACGCGATCAGAATCGCAAGAGCCAGGCTCAACAGAAACGAGGTATAGTTCAGTTGTCTACGCATTAACTCCCTCCACTCGTAGTTGGCGGAACAGTAAGGATATTGGCTCCCACGGCGTCCCGCTGCCGTGCAAACCAGTAGGCCATCACGTTCACTATCTGCCCACTGAGAACGCCAAGGAACCCAGCGAAGGCTTCCTTGTAGTCCGTAGGAACCTTCACGTAGCCTAGCATGAAGAGAATTAAGATAGTGAAGAAACCAACAACAAAGAGAACTGATAGCCCAATTTGAGCTACGAGAAGCGAGTTTTGATTCATGGGTCTACAAGCTCCATATGAGGTGCATCGAGAAAATGTTCGTCTGGATCAGCCACGCCGGACGTTCTCCAGTCTTGATCCCAATCCAGCCCAAATCTCAGTTTAATTCCTTTCTCCTGTGCTACTCTCTGCACGTACCCCATTAACCTCGCTGCCGCCATCGCATCTTTCCAGTCAATTTTGCCCTCAGGCGTCCAAGGCCATACATCAACAGCGCGAGAGGGCAGAGAATTATGATTACCCTGCGGCCAGTGCTTTTGACTCTTACCCTCACTAAACGCCTTCTCTTGATCCACCTCATTGCGGTGTCCTGTGATGACAGTGAAGTCAATCCACTTTATGACCTCATTACATATATCCTGTAAGCGCTGATCGCATGTTGCAAGTTTTGCGGCGCTAGCCACACTGAAAGCTGGCATTATTTCAGCTCCACGCAAGCAGGAAGCTCTTTGTAATACACACCTGTCAGGTCCTTATACTTTCTATTCAGCTCCTGCAGCTGCACTGTGTACACTGTCGTAGGCTTTCCCTCCTCCAACGCTGTACACTGTTTCACCTTCAGATCGAACATTCGTCCTTCCAAGTACTCTACACGCGTCGTCGTAACGATTGACTTCGTGTCAGCTGACGCAAACCCACCCCAAAGACCAAAGGGGGCAAACGCGCCAAAGGAGCCTAAGATAAACACTAAGGTCAAAAGTCTCCAGCTCATGATAAAGGCTCCTTGAATTTGGGCTTGCGTCATACCCACAGTAATCATATCTTCCATTGCCTTTCTCATCAACGTTCTCCTACAGGCTCAATATCAAGATCGTAGCTCAACAGGCTCCACGGCTTCTGCGCGACCGAGGTAAAACGAACTGCGTTATACCTTCCACTTACCGTAAAGTCCTGAAAGGAATCAATCCCAATCCTAAAGTCGTAGGGCCCTTCCCAAGTAATTGGATCATCAGGGTTTTCTTGACCGCCCGCCCAAAGCTGTACAACCGTTCCGGGATTAGCCTGAAAGATTGGCCACATTCCACAAACTTGTTTCATCACACCGGGATCGACAGTAAATTGCCCAAATCTGTCTTGTCCCACAATCGTCAGACCTGTCCTCGTCAACGTCGCATCAATCGGAACAGGTCCAAAATCAATTCCATCATCTGCCCTGTAAAACTCGATTCCGACTAACATAATCGGTCGAGCTTCGCTGTACACTAAGTCCGCTTGTCCCCACTCCTCGTCATTATTATCCCAGATACTCGAGTCTGGTACGATGCCGTCTGAAATCACCACAGGGAACGAGGGCAGTAATACCCCCGTCCCTGTGATGTGTCGAATGCCCCCACCGGAGAGCGTAGCTCCAGAAACAGTAAGTACGCCATCTCCAGTGAGGGCAGTCACAGGTCAACTCCCGGTTACGGGAAGTCCTTGAACTCGCCAATGTAAGCGAAGCTGCGCTCGAAGTGGAACTCGAAGCCGCACTCCGTCAACCACTGATCCTTGATATAGTCCGCATCGTTCGGCTGGATTTCCTTCTCCACCTTTGTGTCTCTTCCACCCAGCGGCCGGTATGTGATACCTGCTGGATTGACCACGAACATCGAGTTCTTGTATACCGGATGCACGTTCATCAGTGGATGACTCTTGAGGTACAGAGTACCCTGCGGAATCACATACCGCTGCAGGCGCATGCCGAAGAAGTCCACGATGCCGTCGTACTTGATGAAGGTGCTCGAAGCATTCAGCACGAGCTTGTTGAGCATGTTCAAGGCACCGTTGCCGCAGAACACGATCCGCTCGTTGCCGGCTTCTGCCGCCTCGTAGTCAAATACCGGGTACACCGCCTCGAGGAACGTGTCTGCCGTTGGATCAGCAGTGAACACAGTTCGGAACGAGGTGATGAAATTCCGCAATCCGCCAGTGTAGCGAAGCGGCATGTTGCCGTTGCTCGCGTCCACTGTCTCGAACGGAATCCCCCACATCAGGGCCTGCTCGATCTTCTCCGCGTGCTGGAAGGTCTTGCGCTTCTGTTCGTTCTTGCGCGGATCGCCAGTGCGATGAGTGGTCTCCAGATCAGTCTTCGTGACCTGATAAGGAGTCTTGAAGATCTGCGTGTAGTTGGTCAGCTTCACCGGGTTGGTGGAGGCGCTGGCCGTCGACAGGTTGCCTTCGGAGTGTGCGTTACCGACGCGCAGGACCTTGGTGTTGTCAGCGATCGCAGCGGCAGACGTGCCTGCCACACCACGCTGGACTACAAAGGTCGTGTCGTTAGTCACGGACACAACGCGGATGAACTCAGGTGCATAAGTGGCCACCTGTGTTGGAGGCTCCAGCTGCAGAACGTCGCCCGGGATTAACTGCAGCGCACCGGCAGACACAACGATTGTAGTCGTTGCACCTGATCCGATCGCTGGAGTCACGTTCAGACGGCAGATGGTGTTGACCTCTTCCCACCAGTAGAACTGTGGGTCATCCGTCTTTTCCGTCTTGCCCTTCGATGTCAGCGCGAACATCGGCGCTGTACCGTTAGGATTCAGGAAAAGAATCAGCTCGCGGAAGTTCTTGGGACGTTCGTCCGCCCCATAGGAGCCGGTACCCCGCAGACCGGCAAAAAAGCCTAGATTATCAGCCATTGTTGCAAATCACCATAGGTTGAGGTTTAGAGCCTCCCCGCTAGCACATCGTTCGCCAAGTCAGTAAACACATTGTCGCTACCGCCACCACCTGGACCTGCCGGTCGTGGAACGTGACCAGTACCACCAGCCCCTGCGGGACGTGGAGGTGCCGACGGAACCAGTGGCGTAGTTAACGGAACCGGTGCACCTGGAAGGTCCAAGGGCAATCCCAGCGACATCATCGCCATCAGTCCAGCGTTCTTGATAACCGTACCCATATCAGCCTTCGGATTCGCATTCCGATAGGCTCGAATGGAGTTGCGGATAGCTTCCGTGTGTGACTTCTCTGTCTTACTCAGCTTCGGCCACGAGGAGTAAAACGCCGTGTCGGCCTGATCCGCTGCTTGGCGACTCTCGAGGAGTCCCGAAACAATCTGCGGAAGGAACTGCAACAGGGAGTTATACGTCGCAGCCTGGACCTCGTAGTGCAAACGAGCAGCCATTGCGGGGTACACTTTCTCAGGTTCAGTCCTGAGACTCTCAGCCTCTTGATCTGTCAGCTTGTAAAGGTCTGTCAGTTTGGGTAGAAACTCCTTGCGGTGCTTCTCCCAATCGACCGGCTCTGCAGGTGGCGCAGGAGGTTCCTGTGCCGTGGCCGCAGGCGCTGGCTGTTCTGGCGCAGCAGTGGGGGGCTGTCCCGGTTGCTGCCCAGGTTGAGAAGCCGGCGCACCCGTGGAGGGCGGCACAGCGGCTGATGCAGGGGGTACGATCCCTGGATCGGCAGGCGGGACCGGCGAGGCGGGCACAACCGGCTTCTCAGAAGGGGGATCGTTGGCCGTATACCTATCGTCTACGGTCAACGACGCAAAATCAAAGGGTGCCTCGTCGCCAGACGGTACTGGCTCGGCTGAAGGCACACTCGTTGGCGAGGGGGCTGGATCGCTTGACGGCGCTCCACCACCACCCGCTGGCTCTTCAATCGTCAGTATCTTCGGAAACATTTTCGTCCTCCTCAACCTCAGTTAATGTCTTAATCTGTTCTTCGAGATCCGTCACGCGGATATCGACTATTTCGGAGAACAGGAGTATTCCAGCGATTTCGCCCTTTTGAAACTCCTGTTCCAGTGTTGCATCAAGAGACTTCAACGGACTTCGCTCAAAGTTCCGTCTCGTCTCCACTTGTGCTGCCGCGATCTCCATAAGGTACCTATATCCGTTGTGACCTCGCAGGTCTCGCAACTTAGATAGTTCCTCCTGAAGTTCCCGTAGCGTTCCCTCCTCGCGTTCCTCCTCCACCTTGACCTCCTATTGGTACCACGTTACCCTTTCCAGCCTCGTTCTGCAAATTCGTACCAGGCTGCGCCACATTGATCCTAAACCTGTCGATATTTCGCTCTCCCTGCAGCTTCATCGCGTGCGCGACCATTCCACCTATATCCCACTGCATCGCGAATTGGGGAATTCTGGCCATTTGCACCAGAAGTTCCTTCCAGAAGTTAGCTTGCGCCATACGGTCGATCGGTGCAGTGCCATCAACGGGCACAAAATCATAGTCGCCAGCGATTAGAGCAGGACTCACATCCACGAACCGCCCAGCTTGCTCCAGTGTGTTCCCCGCAATCAGGTATTTGCGCTCCTGATCCAGAAATTGCCTCGTATTCGACAGCATCCGTGATGAAAGTGGATCAAACGCTAAGGCGCTGTTGTATTCCACCGGAGTTTTCAGCCTCGACGTGCTCCAGCCCGTTGTGATCCTCGATTCCGTCGCACTCCGTCTCGAACCTTGATCCTGCACACCCATTACAGTGTCCACAACGCTCGAAACTCGCTGAATCATCTGTTCCACATACTGAGCATCCGACAGATGACTCCTTGTCACATCCACCATCTGCAATTGGTGGATGGCGTCTGAAGGATTCGTGCCGTATGCTCTCGGCTTCAGGCGAATCAACCTCTGCCCTGACTTTGTCAGATCCTTCATCGTCACCTTGGACGGATCGAAGACAATCTGATTGTTGAGGACTCGCCGCACGTTGTAGAAGTGGCTATTGAAAAGCCACGTGAGCACGTCGGTAAGTGGGCGGATAACCTCGAGAACTCCGAATTTAGCGAATTCATCTGATCCGAAGTTTCCTTCAAGAACACTGTACGGAAAGCGATCGTGATACAGTCCCAAAGGCGCTGCACGGATGACTACCTCTTTCTCTGCGACCTGAAAGTTCCAGATCTCCTTCCGCTTCGAGTCGCTCAAGCCCCACACACTAGGAATAAGCTTGATGTGCGCCTCGTCCACATTCAGGAATCCAGGCCCAGGCGCTCCCATCCCTTCCGCTTCCCCTGGCCGAAACGGCAATTGCACACGAGGCGATCCCTGCTGATGATCGCTGCTCCGTGTCTGCATCGTTTTTGCCAGTTCTCTTAGGTTGATGTAGTAGCCCGGATAATTCTGCTCCAAGCTTACTATATCCGAGTAGCTCTCAGAGCAGTATCGGATTACAAACTCTCCGTCCTGAAACTTCCAGACGGGTACTCGAGGATCTGGGTAGAAATCATAGGGACGTACGTTGTACAGCTTGTTTCCAACATATCCCTTGAGAATCTCCTCAGTCTTCTGGACTCTGCTTCCGCCAACTGGAATGCCCATGATGGTGTTTGGCACCTTCTGGTACTTGCAGATCGTCTTGACTTCCTCATCCCAGTACTCTCCAATCACGCCGATGCTGTACTTGGCCCAGTCATACAGCCAGTTGTACATTGGCGGGAGCAAATTTCCCACCTTCATCTGATAGTCCATCACAGCCTCAACAGCCATGATCGAGTCCTGCGTTTCCCCATGCCGACCAGTAAACTGAAAGACGGGCTGCCGTGACAGCATCACGTTGCAGTAGTACGTGTGCGCTGTCATGATGATCGCGTAGACGTAGGGAACTTCCAACGTCACGTAATCAAGGTTTCCATCGAAGGTCTTTTTATTCTTCCTTACCTTATCAATCTCCCTTGCATGAATGTACGCGCGCATCGAGTCATCCGCGTCATCCCACTGCTTGCGGAAGTCCACCATCTTTTTATCACTGAACTCTTTCCGCTTCCTGACAGCATCGAGGATGAGCCGATGAAGGTCTCCGCCGTACTTTACTTCAAGTGAGTTCACGGCGCACCGCCTTCATACTCAATGTCAGCCATCTCGTTTTCTTCTTCTTGCATGCTCTCAGTGATATCCTCCATGTCTATGGAGCTGGCGGCAAGTCCGAGGGCGAGCGTAATCGCTTGCGCAACCGCGTCACCCAAGTCCCAATCCGTACCCTCAGTCCACTCTTCGAAACCTCTGATGAAGTCTGTGTGGTTGTCGCTGACGTAGAGGTGTCCTTGCGACCCAATCCCACTAAACGCTTGAATAATGCGATCATCTTTTGATCTCCTATCTTCGATCTCGTCGATCACGAAGAAGGTTTTGGTCTCCTGCATCTTTTGCTTGAAGTACCATGCAAGGAATTTCTGAAACGCGATCGTTTCGACTCCCATTTTGCGTACTCTTCCAGTACGCGACTGGATGCATTCCTCAATGACCCACTTCCACATTTCGTCAGGATTCTTTCCAACCTGCGCGAAGTAGGAAATGAGGAATACATCCCCTGATCTCGTATCAATACCTATTTTTCCGCCTGCGGTTCGGTGTGCCTCTTTTCTTTTGCTTACGGCTGGATCCAGTCCCCCAAAATATATTAGATTGGTTGGAAGCGTAGTCCACCGTCGCAACCAGTTTGCTTGTAGTGGCGCAGTTTCTCGAGATATGATCTTGCATCCGAATTCCCTCAACCAAATGTGGAACTGATTCCTCAGCGTGTACTGCTCTCTTTCCTTCATGATCGCGTCAAGCGAAAACCTTTCCGGCCAAGAGCTTTTCGGTTCTCCTGACTGCGCGTCATACACCAGTTTAGGGTACTTCACCGTATAGAACGCTGGGTCTCCGTGCGCCTGATTAATAATGTCTTCCTTGTGAAGCCCCGTTTGACACAGCACCAGCTTTCTATTGGGGGCCTCACTCTTAGGCGCAAGAGCGGGAACGAGAGTACCGAAGAACAGCTCCTTGTTCTTTATCCTTTGTTCTTCTGTCCCGGTTGTCTCCTCGTTGCTGATGTCGTCGCAGAAGATAAAGTCGGGACGGTAATCGTCAAGGTTCAGGCCGCGCAGACCTGATGTCATTCCCTTTGCCACAAGGTTGATTTTCAGGTCAAAGGGAACGTTGATGATCTCAATCCAGTCATCCGACCACTTTGCCCCCTTGCGCAACTGGAACGTTCTCGTCCAGTAAGATTCAGTTTCAATTTGATGTCTCAGCCACCGCACCGAGTGCGTGGCCATCGTCTCGTTAATGCAGACGCATAGAATAGTCCTGCTCGTCGCATACGCGATTCTCTTACTCAGACCCGCGCGCGTGAGCGTCGTCTTCGCGCCATCACGATAGATCTCCGCACCAAACAGATCCTTACCTGGATCCTCAAAGTGAAACCAAAAATCCCTGTGAAACTCAGGACTCTTCAGCCTGAACGTTTTAGGAAAGAAGTGGTGGCTGTAAAAGATCGAGTCCACAGCCCCAAGGCGCAGAATTTCCGCGCGCGGAAGCTGCATGGCAGGATCTTGTTTCAGCACAGCGTTCACGTTTCGTCAGGCCTATTCAGTATGTGTACCGCAAACTCTCCGGGTCTTACGTCCATCAAGTCCTCTTTGAGGACCAATTTGCGTGGGAACTGAATCGAAGGGTCATACCACTTGACAACTTCGCAAGTAGCAATCTTCCATCCACGCCCCACGAAGGCACTAAGTACAGGGACATAGCAGTTCTCGAGTTGCCAATAGGCATCACTCGTGTGGGTGTACTTGACTTCAATGCAGAGACAGATCCACCTTTGATCGAAGAGTAGTATGCCGTCGGGCTGACAGTACTTGACCTCGCCGGAGCTAAGGCCGTAGGCGAACCAAGGACTCGGGATGTATCCGATTCCGAACCTATCAGATAGTCGCTGATGTACCTTTCGCTCATACCTAAGTCCCAGTTTCTGCCTCGCTCCATTCCCCTTGGGATTCTGAGGAATGAACGGGGGACGATGCTTTAAGGACTTCACCCATAATGGGCTCACCCTTCGAGGATATCGCGATGGGGGCTCGCTCACCATCAATGATTACTCCCAGTTGCGGACGCTCTGCCTTTCCAAGGAGCTTGCGGGCCTCCTCTACCTCTGCCCTCAGCACCGTCACATGCGTGCTGTTGTCGTTGATCACAGTGCCTCCCTGCTTGCTGCCAAATCCAAGCTTTTCGAGCATGGAATCTGCAACATCCTTCATGGCTTTTGTCTCCGTTTCAAAGGGAACTTGGTCCATCAATCGATCCAAGGCGATATTTGCCACCGCCACCATCTTCTCTCTCAGTGGAAGAACAGTGTGATGAAAGGCGACTCCCTGTTTTTCCTTCAACAGGGCCTGAAAAGCGTCGGAGTGAATGATCTGACTGAGCCAGCCCGCAGTCACACCGAACTTTATCGCCACATCACCCAGTTTTACACACGGATGCGCCATCAAGTGATCCATGATGGCCTCGTGGCGGATAGAGACTGCTTGAATCTCAGACATCTTCTAGCTTCCTAATTGGGTGCAGCAGCGGCAGCTTCAAAGCATGACGCACTGGACGCCGCAAAGTTCCATCAACATCATTTCCAGTGGCTGGACGAACAGAAAGAACAGTTGGTGTACGCACTACAAGCGCTCCAGTTCCAGTAATCTTTAATCTCCCTGCGCCCGCCATCGTTGCATTCGAGGCAGCCAAGGTCCCTGTGCCAAGATAGTTGTGAATGCCAGACTGAGAACCGACACCTGCTACAACAGGAACCACGCCAGTAAGAGCCCCTGCGCCGTGCAGTCCCAAGTTACCAATGCCTGTAAAAACGTACCCACCCGTACCAAGGAGGTTCGCGGCGGTAATCAACCTACGTGCAGCAGTTCCAGCTATAACAGGTGTCTGCACCGTAAGGGCTCCAGAACCTGTCACACTCGCATTGGCCGCAAGTCCCAGTAGAACCGGAGTCTTGCTCGCCATCGCGCCTGTGCCATTAACTCTGCGAACAGACGCTCCAACTATCGTCGCACCAGAGACCGTCAACGCCCCTGATCCTGTCAGATGCTGACTCCGTACTCCAGCACCAGCCACTACAGCTGACTGAGGAACAATGATGCCACTACCAAAGACTGGATTGCCTACCGTAACAACACCTGAGCCTACAATGATTGGCGTCTTCGCAAGCAGCGCGTCGTTCTCAGGTACATCCTGCACACCGCGGTGGCCCACACTGGTGATTGTAGAATTCGCTGCAACAGGATCCCCAGCACCAATTTGAGTTCCAGGAGCACTAGAAACGGGACCTGCTCCAGACATCGACGCGCTGAGAACTGTAAGATCACCGGAACCCGTCCAGTGGCGCAAAGTGGCACCCACCACCGTAGGCGTCTGCACAAGAAGCACGCCACTGCCAAACATTCCCTTCTTTCCAGCTCCTGTCATTGTTACAGATGACACAGTAAGTGCTCCAGTTCCAACATTAGTGGCAACACTTCCTGCAATACCACTATACGTATCAGCGATGTGCTGTCTGTCTGCAAGATCTAAACTTCCTGTTGGGAGAGGCAAAGTAACTTTGAACGGGAGAAAACTTTGTAAAGCTGATCCTCTTTTCGACGAAGTGTTGAGATTAGTTCCACCAACGACCGCTAAGATATCCGAATAGAAGTGCAAAAGAAGCTGTCGGTCCTGTTGCACTATCGTAGCGTTTGGCTGCGGTAGTGCAACAGTATACGGCTGCTGCGCCTGCAGCACAGAAAGCCGCGCCCGACTGGAAGTCAGCGGCATTTAGCTGATCTCGCCTCGATCGAACACTGTCCCATTGTCAGACACCGATGCGGTCTGCGCTGCCGTGGACGTGTCGTCGTTGAACAGAGTCATCGTGGTCGTTGACTGTGTGTGACGATTCCTCCACGCCTTGTACAGGTATCCAATCTTCTGCACAAAGGTCGCAGAGACCGGCGGGGCACCTACACCAGGCTCGGTGTACGTATCCACGTTCAGGCAGTCCACTACTTCCGCATTCACCTGCGTCGGTGTCGCGCGGGAGGAGATTGTTGCATCGAGGTTGGTGAGACCGAGGCTCGAACCGTTGAACGGATTGTATGCTGTGATGTGGATATAGGCTCCAATCACGATCATACCCGTTACAGTGCCGTGAACCAAACAGCCTTTGACGCCTGCAGCGATCGCAGCATCTGGTAGGTCCACCCGGTAGTAGCCGTTGCCGATGTGCTTCATGCCGCCGTCTGCGTGCGCCGTAGTCAGCGCCGCGAGATCGCTTTCTGTCAGCGGCGTCGAGGTGGCAAGCTCCCTGCGGTACTCCAATGCCAGTCCGCTAGTTGCCGCCACCACACCAGTTTCTGGAGTGCCATCTGTAGAATCCACTATGCGGATTACAACAGAGAAATCTACTCCATCCGCTTGAACATTGTAGGTGAAACTCATACCTTATTCCTCAGTTGTAATGCGCCATCATGAGAGGGACTTTTGAGCCGCCAGCAGCGGCCATCTTGAAAGAAGCGAGCAGCGCCTTCATGGCGGATGTGGCCAAGCTGTGCGTTGCAGAACCTGACTGCGTAGCAACACTGGAAAGAATCTTGTAGGCAGAGACATGCGCAGTATAAGTATTCGCGTCATTCTCAATTCCGTTAGTTGTATATCCAGTTGTCGGTGGATTCTGGAACGCAGCAGAACCACTCGAAGCTGCAGTGCCCGCCACGAAGATAAGCAACTCGTCTGCCTGTGCATTCTGTGTTGGGTTGCTGTCCACTGTAACAGGCGAACCGCTCGTAATTTCTGCTCCAACGATGGACAGGTCAAGGGGCGTCGAGGCAGCAAGTCCACTGAACTCCATCGGTGGCGCTACAATGTAGGAACCGTCTGCGCAGTCGATAATAACGTTGTGACTTGCTCCGCCCGTGCCAATGAGTGCGTAGTAGATGCCAATCCAGCAGCTTCCCTGAATCGTTGAATTCGGTCCAAGGCTGTAGCTGTTGCCCTTGCTATCAGTTACTGACGTAGGCGCGGCTGCGCCGCCGATCCACTGCGTCACTGGCACAATGATATGATTGCCAGGCGTTGTGTTGCTACCAAAATTGCCAGTCGTGAGGGAGTTTACTGCAGCGCCTCGCGCACTAGTCGGAGCAATTTTCTGTACGAATGCTATAGCCATATCATTAGCCTATCGTGATAGGAACACTGAGCGAAGCCGTAAATCCGCCCTGAACGACGTGAAGCCAAGCAGCCCCATTCGACAGCATTCCCTTGTTGAACTTTGGAATACGGATCAAGCTCGGTGTCCATGTGTCATGTGGCTGAATTTCTCTTACAACGCCAGCCGCAGCATAGTTGGCGTTGTTGCTGCATTCAACGCGCGCCTCACCGAATTTCATAAATACACACGAAGAATACATGTGCGCGTAGGGCGAGTGCTGAAAATAACCGAGTCGCCAGTCTGCAAAGCCGGGCGAGTTTGTAAAGCGCGTGTGCCCGGTAAGATCATTCTTGGTGCTGCCGTTGACCTGACCCCAGAAACGATCGTTAGCGATCGTAGTGCCAAGGCGCTGGATAAGTTGGTAGTGCCGCCAAACTCCAGAGGCGAACGGGAAGCCACTATCATCACCGAGCCCGTTAGAGGTGGGAACGCTTCCGCCATCTACGGGAACGTTCTTTAGCGTGAGGCCGCCCGGAACGTCTCCATACATCCAATTCATCTCTATCGACGGATAGGGATTGCCCCACCAGCGAAGAATCTTGTAGTTGTTGCCGCTATACGCGGAGTGAAACATCCACCAATCGAAAAAGGCGCTCTGCCCATTACCCATCGAAACGTTCTTTGACAGGTCAACGCCCCCGTTTACTTGGTCGGCACTGAAGTTATGCTGCGCGACGCGCGTATGAACGCCACGAGTCTGCGCCGTAGAGTACGTTGGAGAGGCTTGCGTGCTGAGATCGTTGTGATCCCACGTCCCTATACGAGCTGCAGTGTCAACGATATGTGCGCCGAGCGTGCCGACGCTAAAATC